TTTAAACCGGCAAAATTATTTACTGCTTTCATTAACTAACCACCGTTTTATTCAATGAAGATGTTGTAGATATACTAGCATATTGAGTTGGTACACTATCTTTTGCTACTTCCATGACTGTTTTATAGTCAGATTGTGTAATCATATGTCTTACCGCAGTCACCAAATAATCACCAGACAAAAATGCATCTGGTATTTTTTGTTGCGGATTTGGATTTCGTGACAATAATTCAAACTCAATTGTATATCCAACAGATAAGTTTGGGTCTCCAGGTACAGACATCTTAACTCTGGTGTAGTTAGATAGTGCCAACTGTGCTGTTCTGTATGGTATGTATGTCTCTGCAAAGATGTTTGGTGCAACAGAACCTGGATTGGCTTGTACAACTGAGTTATTGGCTTCATCAAAGTTGGAGAATACCAATTTCAAGACAGATTGCTCTGCTTGATTCATTTGGTCGCCGAATCTGTTTTTGTAATTGTTTGTGATTGGATACTTGTTCAAACCCAACGATGGTTGGTTATTCCAGTAGTCAAAATAGTCAAAATTAGTTACCTTTTTTGAACGAGTTAGTATGTCAACCGATATCAATTGATTTGCAAACAAACCTGAATTTACAGCACTCAAGGCATCATATGTACTCATCACTTCATATGTTGTAACGTTTTCTGCTTCTTCTTCCAAATTAGATTGGTTTGTATTTTTAGGATCATATCTATAACTACCATATGCAACAGTGTTTTGACTGTCCATTAAGTTTTGTAAAGACTTGAAATTAAAACCATTCTTATTTTCAAAGAACAACATATCTGCACCAGGTACCGGCGCCATTGGTCTTGCATAAGTTGACATCCAATTAATGGCATCAAATGGTTTTATGTTTGGTACAACAAAGCTATATGTTCCATATGTTGGATCGATGTTTAATTTTTTGTCTGGAATGCCAAGATATGTTTTGCATATGTCCGTGATGTTTGATGCAATATCTTTGTTTGGATATGATTTACTAATCTTATATTGTTCTGATAGTACCATTTCTTCTGAGCAAAAGTACAAACAATATTGTTCGGTGTACATATTGCCAGATAAGGCTCTCTTGTCAATCTTGTATACGCGGAATGTCTTATCGACCTGTTCACCCAATTTTGCAGAACTTCCATTTCCAGATTTATTGAATGTCAGTTGTAAAGTTTCATTACCTGTTAAGTTAAGTATTTCGGCATAACCAACACCTTCAGTCAACAACACATAACCGTGAACAGTATTCTTAAATAAATCTTCTTGATACGATACCTCATTCATTAGATAACGAATGTCTAAAGCACCCACGGCCGTCAGCAGTGTTAAGTTGACTAATGCATAGTCCTTTGGATTACGTATACCTGCCATGTTATGTGTTCAATACTGATGTAAATTGTTTTTCTAATGGAGATGCATAACTTGCATTCAACAGACTAATGTTTCGTTTACTATCATTCAAAGCAACCTCATATTGAAAAATAGTTTGTGTTGATTTTGACACAGTTTTTGTTACGTATTGTGATGTACCAGCAAAATATGCTGTGTTTGTAACTGGCATTGTGTTGTTATATGCAGTAACATCAATGATATAATTCATAACTGTTGTGTTTGAAGTAGAACTATCGTATGTTGTTACCGTCTTTATGTAACTCTGTATTGTGGAATCAGTATAAGAAAACACATTTTGCAGAGAAACATTTGCCACAGGGATGTTTAAAATTTGTGAGACAGTATTGGCATATTTGTCAAGAAGGTAATCATTGAACATACTTTGGCTCATTGGCCAATCCGCTTGTATGTCTAGTGTTTGATTTGCAAATGGAACCATCCAGTATCTGTAACTATCGTTATAATACTTACTCGCAACAGTATCTGGTGTGTCTTCTTCTTGAATGTTATACGAATAGAATAACAGAGAATTTTTCAAAAGTTGTGGAATAATTTCAACACGTTCCATAATATTCACAACACTCACACTATTACCATTGTAATCACTTGTGCCTATGATTGGGAATTGAGCAAAGTATTGCATTATCTTAATCCTCCTGTTGAACCACTTCCAGAGTAAGATGTATTATTGAAACCTGCCTGCAATTTTGCTTTAGTGACAATTTCAACTTCTTTAAATGTTAGGTTCAATTGTGTCTGAACTGGTGCACCATCAACGTGAGCTGCAAAACCGTTAGGTGCATAATTAACATCTATTTCTGAAAGAACACAGTCACCATATTTTGGTAAGAATGGATTTTCTTGTGAGTTAATCATAAACTCGATGTTAAAGAATGATGGTGGAACAAGGAACATACCAGCATCACTTGCAGAACCAAGCAATAGGTCTGGTGCAAAATGATACTTAAATGTTCCAATAATATCGTTTACGATTTGTGCTTCTGTTGCTGAAGCTGGTGTGAATGTGAAAGTTAACTGAAATTGTCTGAAACCAACACCACGATACAACATTTGCAACTGTGGATTAATCGCAAAACCATTACCTTGCAAATTAACATCACTAATTGTCTGTTCATTTCCGCCTAATTCACCACCTGCAAATCCAACAATTGTAGATTTTAGTTTCTGTACCGCAGCATCGGATGCGTATGCAGAACCGGTGTTGGATAGTTTACCACTAGCGAATTCTGAAATGCCTTGAAGACCACGTAAACCACCACCCATTTCATTTGTTAGACTTAATTCATCATAAGATGCACTATAACTGGCGTTTAGTGTGTCTGGCATATATAACGATATGGCTGCCCTAGGTTGATATGTTTGTGGTTGAATTTGAACGCCAAGTAATTGTTGACCACCAACCTTATCACTAACATTGGCACCTGGAACTGGTGTAACATCAGTCTTTTGCGGCACAATTTGTTTTACCCAAAACTTCACATAGTGATTTTTTGTTCCTGAACCTAAATCCGATGGATAATTATAGATTGTGTTAAGTCCTGTTTTTTGATAAAGGCTCGCCAAAGGACCTTGGGCATTTTGATTTTGTCCAGTGAAACCAGGTACTATGTTTGTGGGTGTTATCGATATTGATGCTGGCATTTATTTCTCTCAAGAGGGAATATTACTATTTATGGCTTATTCTGGAAGATTTACACCTAAGAATCCACAAAAGTATGTGGGTGACTATAAAAACATTATTTACCGGTCAACTTGGGAGGCTAAGGTCATGACCTGGTTGGACAAAAACCCTGATGTTATCTCTTGGGCGTCCGAAGAACTCATCATACCTTATATATCTCCTGTCGATGGAAAGTACCACCGGTACTTTCCTGACTTCCTGGTCAAAGTTAGGACCAAAGATGGTAAGTTAAAGACCATGATGATTGAAGTCAAACCTAAAAAACAAACGGTTGAACCAGAGAAAAAGAAACGTGTTACCAAACAATATATTCAAGAAGTGGCAACTTATGGTGTCAATCAAGCCAAATGGAAAGCAGCAAATGAATATTGTCTTGACCGTGGATGGGAATTCAAAATCTTCACAGAAGACCATCTCGGACTGTAACTAAATAGAAGATGGCAACATCTAGACTAACATCACTCGCAGAAGCAAAAAAGGTAGCAGGACATAAAACTATGTCTAAAGATGCCACCGTATGGTTGCAGGATAAGATTAACGAGTTAAAAAGAGGTCAGATACAACAAATACCTTCTACGATAAATCGTGAGAAGTTTAGACAAATGTCTCAGTTTAGGCTGGGAATGATGTATTGTTTCTATTATGACCCAAAAACTAAGGCAGATTTGCCTTATTGGGATAGATTCCCCATGGTTTTGGTGTTGGAAAGATATAACGATGGTTTCTTAGGACTGAATTTGCATTATCTTCCAGTCAAATGGCGTGTAGCATTTCTAACCAAGTTGATGAGATATGCACAATTGACACCAGACCATGATATTAAAAGAATGAGAATTTCTTATGATATTTTGGATGCATCTAAGAAGTTTGCAGAATTTAGACCATGTTTAAAGAGATACTTACACAGTCATGTTCGTTCTAAGTTGTT